GGCAGTGAAATCAGGTCAACCAACCGTGGTATCCATCGGCGGCCAGGATTACCCCGCATACGATTTGCTTATCTCAATGCAAGCCCAAACCGCGTAGGAGAACCCATGGCATACCGCATCATCAGCCCCCGCATAGGCACCCCAGGCGAGCTGTGGGAACCGGAAGTGTGGGTCAATGTCCACGCACTTGTCAAAGGTGGCTTCATTGAGTCCACCGACACAAAACCAACACCTGACAAGCCTGCAAAGGCTAAAGTATCCAAGAAAGCGGCACCCGACGCCACCAGCGCCCAGGAGTAGCCATGGCCACAAGCACCTATCTGTCAAACCCAATCGTCACCGTCAACAGCGTCGATTTGTCCGACCAATGCACCGCTGCCACATTCACGCACCGCTTCGATCAGCTCGAGTCAACCGCGTTCGGTGACACAGCCCGCAAATACGTTGCAGGTCTCGGCAACCACGAGGTCACGCTGTCGCTCTATATGAGCTACGCCGCCACCGAAACCTACGCCACCTTGGCGTCATTGGTTGGCACCACCACCACGGTGCGTGTGCAACCAGCAGCACCGCCGGACAGCGCTACCAACCCAGGCTTCGTCCTCACCGGCGCGTTTCTTGCTGAACTGCCCGTCATCAACGCCACCATGGGCGAACTGTCCACCGTCGACGTGACGTTCGTGGGCGGCACATACTCAGTCGATACAACCGTCTAGACATAGGAGTCCCGACATGCAAATAACCATCCGCATTGACCTTGGCGCCGAAACGCACCAGGTCAGCACAAACCTGTGGGTCATCACGCAATGGGAACGCAAATTTAGGCGTAAAGCCAGCGACCTAGCCCAAGGCATCGGTGTTGAGGACTTGGCTTACCTGGCCTACGAGGCCTGCAAAGTTCACGGCATCACAGTGCCACCCGCATTTGACGACTTCATCAAGAAACTGCAAAGCATCGACGTCGTAAGCCAAGAGTCCGAAAACCCTACCGAAGCGGCACCTATCGGCGACAACTAGCAGAACTGTTAGTCACAACCGGCTGGTGGCCGCCTGAAGTAGAATTCACCACAGCAGACCTGGCCACCGTGGCCACCGTCATGAAAGAGCAACGGCGGCGCCTATGACAGCCACAGTGAAAACCGAGGTTGTGGGCGCCAAAGAGGCCGTCAAAGGTTTGCGCAAAATCGACCCCGAACTGCGCAAACAATTCAACCGTGACGTCAAAACCATCGCCGCGCCCGTGGTTGACGCTGCTCGAGGCGCATACCCTGACATGCCACTATCGGGCATGTCGCGTATTTGGTCAGCCGGTAGCCGCCAGCTGTTGCCCTGGTCGGCATCCAAGGCTCGATCAGGTGTTCAGGTCAAAATTGACACCAGCAAGCGCGCCGTGTCCGTTATCCGCATTCAACAGAAAGACGCGGCGGCCAGCATTTATGAACTTGCAGGCAAAAAAGGCACAAACCCCAAAGGTCGTGCATTTATCAACAACCTCGAGGCGCGGTTCGGTCGTGCGCAACGTGTCTTATGGCCGACGTATGAACGCAACAGCGCCGAAGTGACTAGCCGTATGCACGACACCGTGTTGGCCGCATCACGGCAAGTAGAACAGGAACTTGGCTAATGGCTATCTCAATCCCCATTATTAGCGAGTTTGACGGCAAAGGCGTACAAAAAGCCGTTCAACAATTCAAGGATTTGGAAACCGCAGGCGAAAAAGCCCAATTCGCTATTAAAAAAGCCGCGGTGCCAGCAGCTGCCGCGTTTGCTGGTTTGGCCGCAGCTGTCGGTGTGTCGGTCAATGCCGCTATTGACGACGCAGCAGCCCAGGCCAAATTGGCGCGACAACTTGAGAACAGTACAGGCGCCGGTGCAGCCCAAATCAAACAGGTCGAAGCACTGATTGGCAAAATGTCTATACAGGCCGCGGTGGCTGACGATCAGTTACGTCCTGCCTACGCAAACCTGGCACGAAACACGCGCGACCTAGATCGAGCTAACAAGTTGCTAGCCGTTGCTATGGACATTTCGGCGGCCACAGGAAAAGACCTGGAAAGCGTAACCGTTGCCCTGGGCAAAGCCGAAAACGGACAATACACCGCGCTCAAAAAACTTGGCATCCCAATGGGCGAAAACGCCGAACAGCTAAACGAACTGGCGAAAGAAAACAAGAAACTTCTTAAAGCGCAAAACGAGTTGATGCATGCGCAGGAAGCAATGACCGATGGCATCACCCCACAAAAAGAAGCATTAGCCGATTTGGCAAAAGCCCAAGAAAAAGTCGCCAAAGCCCAAGGCATAGTCAATGAACTAAACGTCGCTGGCCTCGACTACGCCATCGACCTCGAGGAAGCGTTCGGTGGCATGGCCAAGACCGCGGCGGACACCGCCGAGGGCGGCATGAAACGCTTGTCGATTAGCCTTGGCGAAGCCCAAGAAAGCCTAGGCGCCGCGTTTCTGCCGGTTGTGCAGGCCGCGTTGCCATACTTGCAACAGTTTGCCGAGTGGGCAATGGCTAACCCTGACATGCTTAAAAAGGTTGTCATCGCTGTTGGTGCGCTTACCGCAGGCATTGTGGCGCTCAACTTTGCTATGACCGCTAACCCTGTCACCCTTATTGCCATCGGTATTGCGGCGCTTGGCGCGGCGCTTGTCGTGGCGTACAAAAAATTCGATGGTTTCCGGAAAGTAGTTGACGTCATTTTCGACGGCTTCAAGATTGGTTTCGATTTAGTCAAGGGCTACTTCACAGGCGTGTTGGGCTTCTACAAAATGATTTTCAACGGCATCGCTGACCTGTGGAATAACACCATCGGCAAATTGTCGTTTACCATTCCGTCATGGGTGCCAGGCGTTGGCGGCAAAGGTTTCGCGGTGCCGAACATTCCCAAACTGGCTGACGGCGGCATTGTGACCGGCCCCACACTGGCCATTATTGGTGAGGCTGGCCCTGAGGCGGTTGTGCCGTTAGATCGAGCTGGTGGCATGGGTGGCGTCACTATCAACGTCAACGGTGGCGACCCTGAAGCCGTTGTCAACGCGTTGCGCCGCTACATGAACCGTTACGGCAACATCCCTATCCGCACCACAGCGCCATAACCATGCCAGCCCCGTACACCGGCCAATTCACGGTTGAAACCAGCGATGACGCAGCCACCTGGACAGCCCTGACTAGTTACGTCATCGGCGCGTCAGTCAAAATCGGCAGGCAACGCCTAACTGACCGTTTCACACCGGACATTTGCACCGTCGAGCTATTAGCACCGGCTAACAGTGGCCCTGCCATCCCGCCACGCGGCTATTACCTGCAAATCAACGGCACCAACAAACTGTTTAACGGCATCATCACCGATGTGCGCCGCGATTACGGCATACCGTACAACAGCGGCACAGGCGCGGCCCCTGCCGATCGCATCACCATCACCGCCGAAAGTACGGCGCTGTATTGGTGCGGCCGCGGGTACGCCTCAAGCGTGACTATTACAACCGCTATGGATTTGATTACGGCTGGCACCGATGTGTTTTACGATGGAGTTGACGCGCTGAACAGCCCGACGTATTACGGCACCGCATTTGACACGTTCATCAGCCAAAATGAGACCTTTAACGGCATTGTGCTGGATTACCTCAATAGCCAGGCTATTTCGGTTGTGGGCCACATCACAAACCGTGGTTTCAGCCCCGCGCCTACGTTGTGGGCCAATGGTGAGCGCCTAGACGAGAACTACGTCAATTTCAAAGACAGCGGCAGCCAGTCAAGCGGTAACTATTTTTACGACCAAATAGAGTTTTTGGCCAGCGATGACAATAGCTACACTGAAGTGCGCGTCGCGTACAACAGTGCGACCAGCAACGCCGTGGCACAAACGGGATCACAGCCATTTGCCTCATACAGCACCAGCAGCGTGTTAGAAAACCTAACAGACGCGCAACAAACGGCCGACGTTACGTTGGCAGTGTTAAGCCAAGCCCAATACCGGCCCTATCGCATATCGACTGACAGCCCATTGCTTGGCAGCGCCGATTTACCTAATAAAACCAATGATTACAACCTTGTCGGCACCGCCTGTGCAGTGACGTTTCGCGGCACCACCTACAACATGGTTATCGAGGGCTACACAATCAGCCAAGACACCGAACAGGCCCGCTACACGTTTTATTTCAGCCCCGCGCTCAATGCGCCGCTTATTTTGGATAGCACCACTTTTGGCATTTTGGACACGAATACACTAGGCATCGGCTAGGAGACATTATGGCAACATTTGGCACATTCACGGCGGGGCAAGTATTGACCGCTGCCGAACTAAACGCCGCAGGAACATACACGGCTTATACACCGACCTACACAAACGTCACAGTCGGCAACGGCACTAGCGCGTTCTCTTACATGCAATTTAACAAATTCGTGCATGTTGAGGGTCGTTTTACGCTTGGCACAACGTCGGCAATCACTGGCCTCATCACAATGAGTTTGCCAGTCAATGCCAGCAATACATACAACCGAACACTTGGCACATGCAGTTTTACAGACGCTGGTATTGCTTCTTACCCTGCGTTTCCGAACTTAAAAGACGCAGACGAAGTGTATTTGTTTGCTATAAACAGTGCAGGCACTTACACAGTCGAAGCAGCTAGCAGCGCAACAGTTCCGTTCACTTGGGGCAATACGGATTACTTTGCCGTCAGTTTAATTTACAGGGCCGCCTAATGACGCTTGCTAACCCACCTAAAGCCCTTATCGCCCTAGTCGCGCTTATCCTCATCAGCGGCCTTATGGCCATTGGCGCCATCACAACCGAAGCCGGTATTCCGATTTTCACCATGATTGTCGGCTACGCCATCGGCAACGGCATGGCCGCTAAAGCTGGCGTACCCGTCGACCCAATACTGAAAGCAAAAGAATGATTAGCACCAGTTTCACCGTCACAACCACCCCACAAATTGTGGTCGCCGCCGACGAAAGCAACCGAACC